GCTGGGGTGAGGAAGAGGTTTGCAATAAAACCGCCTACTGCTAATAGAAAGACGTTGCAGCGATTCAGCGCGTTTGTTAAGCAGTGGGTCCAGAAGGAGATGACACCACTCCAATCTGAAGTCGATGTGTCGGTTGAGTATTGGCTCGCCCACAGCGATTACCCCGATTGGCGCAGAAAAGAGCTGTGCGTCCAATGGGATGGCGTTGGTAGTATTTGGGATCCAGATAAGTCCCGTAAATACTTCAAATGCAGTTCCTTCATGAAAGATGAGTCATACCCTACCTTCAAGCACGCCCGGGCTATCAACTCCCGGTCTGATCAATTTAAGTGTGCTGTTGGTCCCATCTTTCACTTGATTGAAGAGCAGGTCTATAAAAACCCAGCTTTTATCAAACATGTTCCAGTTGCAGAACGTCCTGACTACATAATGGACCGTCTGTACCGTGAAGGAGCTATATACCTCGCGACTGACTATACGGCATATGAGTCGTTATTCGTTGAGGAGTTGATGCGCGCATGCGAGTACCAGCTGTATTCGCACATGACAAAGTACCTGCCCTCAGGGAAAAATTTCATGCGCCTCGTGGATGAGGTGTTATGCGGCGAAAATTTGTGTGTCTTTAAACATTTCCATGTGCGCTTGCGAGCCACTCGAATGTCTGGGGAGATGTGCACCTCATTGGGCAATGGGTTTTCAAACCTAATGTTCATGTTGTTCACCTGTGCTGAGGCCGGGTGCACTGAGGTTGTAGGCGTGGTTGAAGGGGACGATGGTCTCTTTACCATGATTGGGAACCCCCCCAAGGAAGAAGACTTCGCCCAGTTGGGGCTGGTCATTAAGGCAGAGGAACATGACACCCTTTCTACTGCCTCCTTCTGTGGCATAATATTCGATCCTAGTGAGCGAATTAATGTTACAGATCCACGCAAGGTGCTTTCAAACTTTGGGTGGACTCAGCGAACCTACAACAGGACACGCCAGACGAAACTGGCTGCCCTATTGCGCTGTAAGGCTCTTTCATACGCATATCAATACCCCGGTTGTCCTATTATACAGGAACTTGCAAATTATGGGCTACGAGTGACGAAAGGTGTTGCTCGCAATACACATTTGTTGAAGATAATAAACCGGAAAGGCTTTAGCTGGTATGATCGTACCAGGATGTTAGCCGCCATAAAACGAGGGCCATGCATACCTCATAAACATGCCGGTTGGAACACCCGGATGTTGGTCGAGAGACTTTATGGTATCACCGTGGAGGAGCAACTCCACATAGAGGCTTATCTGCGCTCTCTAACAAAATTACAACCTTTGGACGACCCTGTCCTTATAGCAAAATTACCCCTAGTGTGGGGAGACTACTTCAGCCGCTATGCTCGCGTGTCTGATCGGTTGGATGATAATTTAGAGTTTCCAGCAGAGCAATATCACTCAATGCAAGGATTTGCCAAAGAGTGGGTGGGTATTAAACCAGGTAGGAGCTACCTGAAGGGTCATTGATTCTGTCCAGAAGAATCCG